ATAATTCATATATTGATTATGCTTTTGTATTGAATTTTCTTTTTGATTATTAAAGTATTCTATTTTTTTAAAATAAGAATTAACTAAAAAATTTATTGCGTATATAAATTTTCTCATAAAATCTGATTTAGATAATTTAATATCGAAATCTACACCACTACCAAATAAAGGTATTATTTCTTGCCTGCCATTTGGATTTAAAAAATTATTAATATCTGATGTTGTGCGTTCATAAAGTTTATTATAACAATTAAAATCAGAATATAGAGATGTATCAAGTCTATATATAGAACTTAAATTATCATATTTAATTACAAAAATGTTTATATAATCTTCAAAAGAAGCAGTATATACACTAAATCTATCGTGCAAGTTATATTTCTCTACTATATCATAAAAACTTATAATATCTTTAAATGAAACTGCACTTGCTGATAAAATATTATGAAGTTTTGTTCTATCAGGTTCTATTGTTATAGGTAATTTGTTTTCATTTGTTTCCATTTGTTATCCTTTATAATATGTATTCTGAATAATTATCTGAAATAATATCTAATTGTTTCTTAAAATATTCTAATCTAGGTTCATATTTTTTAATAGATTCTTGTAATTCTTTTAAAGGATTTAAATATAATTTTTCTAATATATGGTCTTTTATTTGTTTTTCAGTATAATTTTCATATCCAGGTTTTAATTCATAAACAAAGAAAATACCTGCCTTAATTTGTAGTCTTTCAAAAATTTTGGTAGGAAAATATAAAGATTCATATTTTCTTGGCAAATAATCATTTATTATTGCTACTTTATAATTTAATGCTTTATTATATTGACGTTCTTTAGATTTTAGTGCTTGCACCTTATTATTAAAATTCTTTTCAAATGATTGAAATTTTGTTTCTAATTGTTTATGAAATAATTTTATAAATTCTATTTTTGATATTTTAATATCAAAATTGTATGGAATTGTTTGTGTAGATGTTTTTAATTTACCATTTTCAAGTGTAAATAATAATTCTGATTTTACTAATTCGTAAAAATTGAAATCTTTTAAATTTGATGTATATTTATAAATTGCTTCTTTGCCGAAGTAAGTAACTTTAAAATAAACTAAACATTCATATTCTTCTAATGGTAATTGTTCTTGCGTAATTGATATAAAAATATCATCTTTAAGAAATTGATTATAAGAAATTAAATCATATAAATTTAAAATATCTTGAAATGATAGTTGAGATTTTTTTAAGATAGATTGAATATCGTCTAAATTCTTTTGTGCTTCAAGTTGATACTTATTCATCTTGTGTTCCTTAACTTTTAATTGTGTTAGATTATCACACCTAAACTTATAAAAACATTAAGGAACACTTAAAACAAACTTAAATATTATTTTGAGTTAAAAACTCTTTCTGCAAATGCCGTAATTCCGCCACGAACAATTTTATCCATTGTTGTTGCGTGCAACTTAACTTCAGGGTGTTTTTCTTTTGTTGCATTAAATAATACAGATAATCCGTTTGTATATTTGTTGATATAAGGGTTATCAATTTGATTGTTTGAACCTATTACAATTAATTTACAACCTTTGTCAAGACGCGAAATTGACGTTCTAAGCGACGATTTAGAAAAATTTTGAACTTCGTCGATTATTACGACTGCGTCTGAAATTGTCCTTCCCCTTAATTCGCCTATCCACATTGTAGTAATATTATATCTCTCTTGTAATTCTTCTGCTCTTTTATCAATTAAATCTTCTGAAATTTGGTCTTTATTTGATTTATTATGATTTGCTTGTGTTAATTGTTGCTTTGCAATAAATTTCAAGTTATCGTATAGTGGGTGGTTATAAATAGCAAACTTTTCTTCAAGACCTGGTAAATATCCTATATCTTCGCCTTTGTCAATTGATTCTATCGAGTTTCTAATATATACAATCTTATTAAATTTTTTCTCTTTTACCAAACGCATTGCTGTTGATATTGCCAATAATGATTTACCACTTCCAGCAGGAGCATTTGAAATTATTATATTAGTGAAATCGGATATTACAGAACCCACAAATAATTTTTGACCTAAATTTAAAGGTTTTATATCTTGCTTATTAATATTATTTTCATCTAATTTATATAAAGTATCATTAAAAACTTGGTAAATATCGGTCTTTCCGTTATCAAATCTTATTATATAGTTAAAGTTTTCAGGTTGATAATCTTTATCAAAATCATAAACTTTTGTTCCATCTAGGTCGATATAATCTTTTAATGATAATTCTTTAATAAAATGATAATCTATTTCTTGTGATGAACCTTTTAAAGTTTCTGCTTCTATATTTTCTGATAGTGCCTTTAATCTACACATTACATCAAAACTTATTAATATAGAATCTTTAAAATATTGACAAATTTCAATTATTTTTCTATCGTTTAATATAGTTGTGTTTCTATATTTAGTATCAGATTCAAATTCTTTTAAGTCTGCTACATATAAAGTAATATTGTTTGATTTATTTGTTAATTTAGATAATCTTAAATTTTTTGTTAAATCTTGTTTTACAAAATCTAAAAGACTAGGATTTGATATTACTTGTATTTCACATTCATCTAAAAATCGTCCAAATTCACGGCTACGATAACCTAATTCATCAAAATTTGTTTTCTTTGTGTCTAGTTCATCTAATGTTATACTAGGTAAAATTAAGATATTTTCATTATTATAGATTTTAAATATATTATTTAAATCATCTAAAATAATATTAGTATCTAAAATATATGTTTTTACCATTTTAATTTCCTTTAAATTTAATTAATATAATTTATTGTGATTAATGACAATCACAAGAATTTGCTATTTTCTCTAATGCTTTTTTATTGCCTTGTTCTAAATTCCTTTCTAGTGTTAAGAAATCATCTGTATTATTAAATTCCAAATCAGGATTAAAATGTATTGTATCTGCCAATACTACATTAAAATCGCCTGCTTTAGTTACAAGTGAGCCATTAACATCTATAAATGTATTGTTCTTAAATTTGATATAATTGCCATTTTCTGTTGTGTAAATATCAACTGCACTTAATAATGAACCTAATTTAAATAAATCTCTATCAGATAAATTATTTAAGAAATTTATAAAATTATTAAATTTATTTTCTGATATATTGGTAAGTGCTGATAATTTTTCTAACTCTGAACTCATTTTTCTACTCCTTAATGTTATTAAAATCTTTATTTAATGTAATTAAAACTCTTGCATATGGCTGAATATAGAATTTTCCGTTATCTTCATAACAAGTTTTATTTTCTAATTTATTAGGTATTTCTAAATTTAGATAATTATTTAATACTGATGTTTTGCTTGAAGTTCCGTCTGCTCTATGAATTGTTGTATTTTGATATTGCTTATCAAATTTACACCCATTTTTAACTGCACCTAAATTTACTATATTATATTGTTTATGATTTAAAATAATAAGTGTAGTTATGGGAACGCCGATTACACCATTATAATCGCAAGGAATATCTGCTGTTTTATCACAATTTATAGCATTATAATTATCATATTTTTGATGTAATTCAGGATTGTATTTTGTTTTGAATTCTCTAATTGGAAGTTCTTGATTTTGTTTAATATTAGTTAGCCACAAAGAAGGAACTCTTTTTAATGTTCCGTCAGGTCTTATAAATTCGTAAGTTTGCTTTCCGCTGTAAGCAACCATTATCTCTCTCTCTCTCAATTTACTAAATGTATCTCTATATCCTAAAACATTTAAATTTGCAATAATTATAAATTTAACTTTTAAATCTATTAAGAAATTAAAAAATTCTTTATATAAAGAAAATGGTGGATTTGTTACTACTATTATATCATCTTTAAATTCATTAATTATATTAGAATTATATTCAAATAAACCTGATTCAATAGGCGTTTTAATCTCATTAATACCGTCATAATCGTATCTATAAGGTTCATCAGATTTATATGTTGATATTAATCTTTTTAAACCTAACTTTGTAAAGTTAATCTTAAAAAATTTATAGAAATTACTGAAACTAGGGTCATCACAGTTACAATATATAACTTTATTATTTAAACCAAAGTTTTCTATACAACTTTCAATATCTATCATTTGTGTATAAAATTCATCATCTTTTGCCAACTTAGCATTATGCAAAACTTTTCTATTTTCTGTCATCTTATCTATTTGCTCCTTTAATTGTGTTTCTTTTGTTTCTATAATAATATATCATAAATTCTTATCATATCCTTAAATAAATATCGTTTTATTAATATTATTTACTCATAAATTTTATAAATTAAGCAAATATTAAGTTGTTCTTAAACTATATTTAAGCAATTGTAATATATAATTCTGATGTTTTAAAAATAAATCGCTTAAAGGAGCAAAAATGAATTACGCAGAATACAAAGAAAACAGAGATAGACAATACGAAGAAGTCGCAAAGAATTGGAATTCAAACAATTTAACGCATAATCTTGATAAACCTATTGACAAAATTGTAAATGTTGTGTTTAGGTCTGATATTTTATATATCACTTATTCAATAGACGGCTTAAACCCTTGCTATCTAATGTCTGAAGATGATATGAAATCAGATGAAATTTGCGATTATATAAGAGAATTATATAATAACAAATCAGAATTTAAAGATACTATAAGATTTTACCTAGAACATTTAATAGCAAGAAATATTAAATATTCTGATGTATATGCTAATATATTAGATAGTATTAAACTAAGACAACACAAACTTTGTAACTTACCAAAAGTTGTAAATGAAGAAAAATACAAATATTCAGCAGGCAACGGACAATATACATTTACTGATACTTGTGTTTATGTTCCTAAGAAAAAATTTAAACACTTTAATGAAGTTAAAAAACAATCAAAAGACTATACAAATATGTATAACGCAAACAAAAATCTTAAATCTCAATATGATAATAATCTTAAAAGATTAAACAGAGAATTTAGATATATATTATTAGATGATTAATTAATAGTGTGCCTGATTAATTTCAGGCTCTATTTAATATAAATAGTAATAAATCAAAGATTTCAAAGGGATAATTTTATGGCTCTAAATTTAGAAATTCAAAATCTTAATACTTACTTAAATTCAGATTTACGTAAGAAACAATTTTTAAATACAGAATGTTTAATAGAACAAAAATTAGACGGAATAAAAATAAGATTAATAAGAATTTCTGATACTAATGATTTTAAAAAAGATTGGATAGTTTCTTATAAAGATTATATCCAATATCCTGATGAATTTGATTATGCACCTAATACAAAAATTAAACAATCTAAATCATATTCTCAAATTAAAGTAATATTTAATCACTTAGAACATCTATATAAATTAAATACAGATTTTTCACAAATTCCTATTAATACTGAATTCTTTATTATGTTCTTATGTAATCACGATAAGCAACAAACTAAATATAAATTAACTCATAAATTAGTTTTAATAGGATATGCCAACACTGAATATCAATTAAATTATGGTCGTATTTTATCAAATCCTAAAGATTTCAGAGTTCTAAAACGTGATTTATATGCTAAAATTTTAAAACTAGATACACCAAGAATATTATTTGCAGGATATTTAAATAATTTTGAAAACTCTTTATTAGACCCTGAAGTAGAGAAACAATATTTACAAATTAAAAATCTATTAAATTTAAATTATATAGATGATTATATTTCTAAGATTCAAGAACTATTTTTGTCGATAAATTCAAAATACGGCGGAGCAGAAAAAGGATTTATAGTTATACAAAATGGATTATATTTTAAAGTTTTAAAATCTGAGATAACTAATAATATTAATAAACCTGATTTAGAATATAATAAATTTATAAGATTAACAGCATTAAATTTGATATCTAATATCAATTTGTTTAATCAAGATGAATTTAATACTATATTAAAGCAAGTAGCAGATAATCTAAGAAAACTTAAATTTAAAGACTATCTAAAACAAAATAAAACCTATTTATAGGCAAATTTAGAATATTTACTAAAGCACATTACGAAATAATTAAACAATCTTTAAAAGACTACGACAACGGCGTAATTTGTATTATAAACCCTAGTTCTGATAAACATACATTTGAATTGAGAAAACTAGCAATAGAAAAATGTTTCGGCGATAACAAAAACATAACTATAATATCGCATAATTCAGGATATTTAAATACTATATTAGAAAAATGCGATTTTATTCAGAAAAATATTAATACTATTATAGCAGGCACAAATAAATTTTATCAATATACTTATATATTAAAATCAAATCCTGATATTAATGTTAAAGAAATAAAACTTCAAAATATTAATGCAACTACACAATTATTAATAGATAATATAGATAATGAATTGTATTTTAAACGCAACACACCATCTGAAATTCTTGATTTATACCCTAAATTTAAAGAATTTTATACTAAGAATTGATTAAATAAGTAATAATTAAGATTTTAATAGTATAATAACATCATTATATACAGGAGCAAATGATGTTAAATCCACTAAATATTAAATTCTTTAAGATGTGTTGTCACGATATAGGCAAAGAAACATTAGTTGATATATCTGCTAGATGTCCTGTTTGTGGCGATTCTAAGAAAAACAAATCAATTAAAAGACTTCATTTATATCATAAAGGCGGAAACGATTTTGTTAAATGTTTTAACGGCGATTGTCCTGTTAATACAAATATGTATAACTTCTTAAGATTATATTTCCCTGATAAACTTTATGATTATAAAAGGGAGTGCTTTCATCAAAAAATATTCTTAAATGATATTGATTTTGTTGATAAAGGCAATGATAAAGAAATTGTAGAAACTGACGATATCCCTGAATTTAAGACTATTGATTTAGAAAATTTATTAATTCCCCTAGAACATTCTGAATTAGGTTTAAATTATCTTAAATCAAGAAATATAGATTATAAAGACTGCACGAAATTCGGTCAGTTTTATTTTATTAATACAGATATAATCATAGATGAAAAACTTTATAAAATTCAAAACTCTATTGTAATTCCATTTTATAGATTAAATAAAATTTATGGATTTTATTCAAGAAAAACAGATATTAAAGATTTTAAAACATTTAATTTAAATAAAGATTATAAATTATGGAATTGGTTTAACATAGATAAAGAGCAACCTGTTTATATCTTTGAAGGAATTTTTGACGCTCTAAGTTCAGGCAAAACTAATATTGTAGCACAGTGTGGAATTGATATACCTATTGAGCGTTTAAAAGAACTTAAAAATCCTATATTTTGTCTTGATAATGATACAACAGGAATTAAGAAAATGATTGAATATGCTAAAGATTATAATGTTTTGGTATATCCTAGCGATTTTAATTATAAAGATTTAAATTCAGCATTACAAGATAATAAGACTTTAGAGATTAATAATTATATTCAAAAAGGATTTAAAGCGGTTATAGAGTTAAAGAAACTTCTATAACCTTATACTTTATACTGAATTATATGTTGTTGGCTCTATTATACCAACCGTTTTTATATATTTTTAAACTAGGATTTTTCTGTATAATAGAGTCATAATATTTCATCTCTTGAATATCAAATTCTCTATCAAAATCACTTTCATCATAATTATTAATTGCTTGAATAGTTTGATTTCCTATTATACCATCATCAGTAACACCTACAACACGTTGTGCTAGTTTAACTGCTTGCTTAATTCCGCAATTAACACCAAACATAAACATTTCATCACATACTTTTTGAGATTTAATATCATTTAGTCTTATAGAATCCCAATAATTTTTCTTGTAAAATCTCATTACATCTAGTGTTAAATCTTGATTTTTAGATAAATTTATACTTGCTTGTTTAATTGAACCTGTTTTTTGAATTTCTTGTTTAATTATATTCCACCATTGCCAACTAGGATTAGCGGTTTCATAAATTCCCCAATAAGTTAATCCTGTTTCATTAGGATTTTTATGTAATATATTAGCAGAATTATTAAATTCAAATTTTGCTAGAAGTTCAAAAGATTTATTAAAATCAGCCATATTTTAACCTTTCATTATATTAATTAAAAACACTAAAAGTATTTTAAGTGTGTTAATCCACCACTTACACCTGAACCTGAATTCTCATTACTAACTGTTGCGTGTAATGGCGAATTACATTTAAATCTAACTGTAAATTCAGCAATTTGATTCTTAGTGCTATTATTTAGCGATAATTGAGAAACACCTTCAATTAATGCAGATTGAGTTCCAAAAAGTAAAGTAGATTTTGGAGTTCCATTATCAGGGTCTGCAAATACCTGACAATTAAACACAACTTTATCAAAATAATTATCTTTACTTAAGTTATAAGCATTTACAAATTTTCTATATAATTCAAATTGGTTAAAATCTCTAAAAGTCATTGAAAATCTAAATAATTCATCACGTCCATTATTATATCGCCACATATTGCCTGAATAATCTTCAATTGATTGATTGGTATATTCAGGTGTATCTATTGAAATACAGGCAATATTAAGGTCTGTATTAGTTTTTTCAATAGAACCCCAATTTATTAAATTCCCAAATTCAGGTGTAGGATTTAAAATAAATGAAAAGTTTGCAATTAAAGTCCAATTTTTCTTATAAACTTCTCTTACTGCGTCTTGAAGTAACAAAATTAATCCTTTATCCTAAGAAATTTTTAAAACTTGATGTGAAAAAATCAGTTGCATTAGATATTTTTGATGAAATTTTATTTGAAATTCCACCTATTGCTGATTTTGTGTCACCAACTAAAGAATCTATTGTTCCACCTATTGTTGATTTAACTACACCCATTACAGTATTTGCAACTGCATTTAAAGTATCTTGTATCATTGATTTAATTTTATTTGCTATATCATTTGCTGACATAAATTGAGAATCTATCGTTGATACTTGAAAATGAGAATAAGCAAATTTAACAGAAAAAGTTTGCACTTGTGATACAGATTCTGAATTTAATTCTATTTCAGATACTTCAATAGGAAAAACATTAAAAAATGTATTAACTGCTGTTTGTTTCTTTAATTCAAAATCTAATTGATATACTGACATTGCTGACACTAATCTGTCATCATTAGGCATATGTATATTGTTGCCATAATTATAGTATTGTGACATTAACATCCAATTGATGAATAAATTTCTTAATAAGTGACTTTCATCATTATAGAATTCACAGTTCCATGTTTGCTCTATTCTTTGCATACCTTGAATAGGGATTGTTCTGCCTTTATAATCTATTTCTATAATTTCAGTAGATAATGAAGGAAATGAAGTTGCTTTGCAATAAGTGTCAATATCTTGTTCTTTTACTGATATATTTTTTAGGACTTTTGGCAAAAATATCATACATTTGAATTTGGTAGGTCTTGACATATCGCCTAGAACTTTATACATACCGTTCTGAATTATATCTGACATTTAATCCCTTGTTAATTTTATTATAAGTGTATTTATACTTTTAAAATTCTAGTTTGGTAACTGAATTTTATTAACTACTTAGAGATTGCTTAAGGTTTATAATTAATTATTATCTTTAAGTTTATTTTAAGTAGTTAATAAATTTAGGATAT